GGATAAACATCAAACTTTTGTTTTGCAAGTGCTTTTGCCCTAGACCAAAGTTTTGGGTTATTTGGAACACTCTTTTCTGTTATAAACTCTTTGAAATTTTTCATTAGTTGTCCACCTTTGCTGATGCTCTCCATTGATAACAACTCCAATACCTTGCTTTGTATTTGGGGCCTGGATCTGAGCAGTTATGTCTTGCACGAAATGATTTTCTCCTTGCAGGGTCATCTCGTTTGATCTCCATATTTGGATCTCCGAATCCCAACTTGATTACGTTACCCTTGTCATTCTTTACATAGACATAGAACTTTTTCTTCCCATCATTAGACCTTGTAGGATTATTCAGTTCTACTTTTCTTCCTTGGTATTCTGCTTCTGTAATCACATGGTCAAATAATTCATCACATTCATCGCAACATTTTTCAGAAAACTCTTTGAAGGATTTCATCTCTTGACTCTCCAAACCTCATTGATGCATTCTACTTTATCATAAACTTGGAGATGTTGCAACATAGAATTGACAGGAGTTACATCCTCTCCGAGTTTGTGAGAAAGTGAGAGTAAATTGCTCGGTTTCTTTTTTAGGGTTGATAATACTTTTTCCTCAAAAGAGGAATATTCATTGAACTTTTTCATCTGTATCTTTCGTTTTTCTAACTGGCCAGTTGGTGCAGTATGGGTGTTTTGGATCGTGTTGTTTTATCATAGTAACTCCAACATACTCTTCTCTCCCAACTGGTTCATCCCACTCATCACCACACACATCAATTCCATGATCTACTTGAGGGAGCGGACTTTTATAAGCCAACCTTTTTCTCCTTTAGAAGTGTTATAAGTTAAAACTGTTTCTAGTTCAAAGTCCTTGTTTTTCTTTATAGTCATTTATCGCTGCCTTGATTGCATCTTCTGCAAGAACCGAACAATGGATCTTGACAGGTGGAAGTGAAAGTTCTTCCACGATTTCTGTATTTGATAACTCCATTGCTTTATCAATAGTTCTACCTTTAACCCACTCAGAAGCAAGGGAACTAGCAGCAATAGCACTACCACAACCAAATGTCTTAAACTTAGCGTCTTCAATAATTCCTGTTTCATCATCAACCTTGATTTGGAGTTTCATCACATCACCACATTCAGGCGCTCCGACAAGACCAGTACCAACGTTATTGTCAGTGGGATTAAGAGAACCCACATTTCGGGGATTTTCATAGTGATCGATAACCTTATCGTTATATGCCATTGTTACTCATCTCATTTTCTGTTCTTTTCCATCGACTCATAGATTGGGTCAGTCGTATGATGGTCTGTGCTTTTCAAGAGTGCTCTTGATGATGCAAGACGATCAAGGTTTTCGGGTGTTTGTGGAAACTCAATAATCTTTCCTGACTCAACACCCGACATTATTCCCAATCTCTTCTTTATCCAATCAATCATTACTTGATCGCTTTGAGCAAAGATGATGCAATCCCAACCTTTGATTGGTTCTTTTCCGAATCGATGTATTTTTCTAACAGATCGACCAATGCACTTTTATCTTTCATTGACCATGAATCTGCTTCACCAACTTGTGTACCCCACATTGCAATCAACTTATCACAATCCTGTTTGTATTTGTTTGGATCTTGACCATCACTTTTATCGTACTTGTCATTGTTCCAAACAAAGAAACATTCCTTGTAATTCTTACCATCAGTAAAAAGTTTTGCAAACCCACTCGGCACATGAAGTTGTGAGTCACCAATCTTCTTTGGTCTATTGTTCCAATATGCAATCGTGAGATTTTCTAAACGACCATACTTGACCGCCATCTCACGTTCATGTTTCTCCAATGCAATAAACTTGTAACGATTTGCAAATGGAGTTTGTGGAACAATATTCGCCATTGAGTATGTCGCTTTCTGATGTTTCTTATCCCAATCATGAGATGCATCAGAGGCTCCAAAGTGACCTCTATCATAACCAGTATTTGTATAATCTTTTGATGTTGTCCTGAACTCCTTCTTCACTCGTTTGTCAGTAAAGAAAGGTGGACGCTTATCAATGTCTTTTTCAACTGTTTCACCTGTCACTTCCACATAAACAGCAGTTGGTGATTTCCTGTTGTGGTCGTAACAAATGGTGAAAGTGTCAATCAAAATCTGGTCACACTTTTCTTTTGTAAAGAATGACTTGAACATTCCGATTGACGATTTATTGATATCACCTTTTGTTACAAAATCAGATGCAAAACTCACACTACTCATTACCATGAATACCAAAGACCATAATATTAATTTCACTTTGTTGCTCCTGCCGCTGCTTCTGATTGTTGTTTCGCTTGGTCCGCAGCATTCTTACCAGAAATAAAACCAGCAATAATACCTACGATACCAGTGATCGCCATAGATAGTAAGTTGATTACATCCTTACTTGGTTCTCTATTTGTTTCCATTGCATTCATAAAGTCACCGATTGTGATGACGAACAACAAAACCATTGTTCCCAAACTCAATGACATTACTATCCAATCTTTGATTTCGCTTCTTGACACTTTTACCCCCTTTTTAATGAATCATACAGCTGCGACTTGATCTTCGTCACAACCACATGGATTATTTACTGTACACTCGCAAGGATCGCAAGTGCAGTTAGAACATTTACACTCTTCGTTTTTGCACATCTTAGTCCTTCTTCTTATTCATTGCTCGTCTTCGTTCAACATCTTGTTTTCGTTTATCCTTTACAAGTTTTTTTGCGAACCTTGAAATTACTTTCGCTTTCTTTTTCACGATGTCCGAAATCTTACCACGTTCTGCATAGGAAAGTTCTGAACGAGATTTCTTTTTCAGTTTTGGAAAGAACCTTTTGACAATCATATTGATTGCTGCTTTTCTTGCACGACTATCAAGTTTTGCTTTTGTTGCAGCTTTCTTCAATGCAATCTGTCTCTTACGAATAAAACCAGGCTTTCTTGCTTGCAATTTCATTCTCAATGCCATCTTTCTTCGTTGTGCAGGAGTAAGTGCTTCATCAAGTTCCAAATCATAATCATCGTATTCATCCATCTCTTCTTTTATACCACTTACACCCATACCCTTTGCAACTGCATCATAAAGTTTCTTGCAATCTTTGTCTGATACACTTGCAGGAATTCCCATCTTGAAGACATCATAGTTTCCGTCTGCAACTGCTGCTCTCATCTTAGATGCAGACATTCCTTCTACACCTTCAGCATCTGGATCTCGTTCACCAGCAGAAACCACTTTGATTTCATCAAACTGATAGAATCCATGTTTGACATCTTCACCATTGTATCGGTTCAGAAGAGTATTGAAATCTGCAACTCTGTCACTTCCAACTACCATGACAACTCTTGAGTATTTTTTCATGTCATGTAATTGAACAAGTGCTTCAAGTGCATTTCGTGCTTTTGACTTGATCATCGCAGAACGATGTTTCGGAAACATAAGTTTCATGAACATCATCTTTTGGTCATGACTCAAAGGGTTTTTCTTTTTGTCTTGTGAATGACTCATGAATACATAGTAATCACCTCTTTGTTTAGAGGCGGTATTCATCAACACTTTGAGAAGTTTTTCATGGCCGGTTGTTGGGGGGTTGAACCTGCCAAACGTGAATACCGCCGTTCCTCCCTTTTGTTCTTTTAGAAATTGTTCGTATGTTTTACTCATTTTGTCCAATTCTTTGCAGCATTAAAGTTAGCTCTTGAAAACTCAAGGCGGTCAACCAATTTGACAGCATCACCCATTCGGTCAATTGCAACAAAACCCTCTGGTGCAGTCACACGATATCCATTGTCTGTGCGTATGAAAGTATCCATTGCACCTTTTGCTCTTTCAAGTTTGCGTATCACCATATTCTTGGCGTCCACCAACAAGTTCTGCATATCAAAGATGTTCTTGAAATTGACTCTGTTCTTGGTGATGTAAGAAATCAACTCGTTTTTGTTTTTTGTCTTGATCTCTCTGTTTTTTTCTGTCTTTATCTTATCAATGTCTTTCTGCAACTTAGCATTGATATACTTTATCATCTCTCCTGTGTGTTTCGTTGTATTGGAAATCTTTTGTCCTTCTCTGACCTTGACGTTGTTGAATGTCTTTACCAAGATGAGAAGGTTGTTATCATTCATCAGTTCATTCATGAATGATGATTTCAGTTCACGAAACTTTTTACCAGCAGAGGATAGAACCTTTGTGATTGATGCAGTTTCCGCTTTGTTGAAATTGACTGTTCCAGAAGTGTCTCTGTAATCTGCATCTGTAAAATATACATCATCCGTTTTTTTCAACCCACTTATATTCGCACCGAAAGTCGCTCGCATATCTTCAAGTTTCTCTCCTGAGTAAGTGGTATGCCAGACAATACCCATTTTCGCTTTTTTAATCTTACTAGAACTTTCTTTTGGAACTGCGTATACGATTGTGTTGGGCTGGAAGGTGAGATACGATTTACCATCTATTGTCTCCGTAGACAAATCATCTTGTGTGAATAACATATCGCCTTGGAGAACATCTTTGATTCCTAACTTTGGTAGATACTTGAGTGCAACTTTGAGTTTGGAATTAAGACCTGGCGATGAATGATTTGCATCAATGTCTGCATTTGTATAGTTGACTTTTGGATTCTTGTTGAAAACTCCCTTGGTTCCTACAAAAAACTTTCCGTTCTCTGGATTGATTCCTGCAAAAACAGCAGGAGCTCCATCCCATTTGACAGTCACATTGACACTTGACTTTGTACTTCCTGCAAGCATATCCCTCAAAGATTGAAGGAAATTGATTGCTGCCCGTGTTCCGTTGACTCCGTTGTTCAACACCTCATCTTCAAGGTGCTCTAAATGTAAGTTCTTGCCCTCTGTGCCTTCAGCAAGATACTCTGCGAATGTAATCATTCTTCTAATTTTTTGTTTTTGTAGGTAGGGATAACGATATAATTATTTATAAGATTACGAAACCTTGGGTCCGTCATCTTCACCATTCTCTTCTATATCTTTTGCAACTTGCATCAGAGCATATGCGAATTCTTCTTTATTTGAATAAACGAATCCGTGTGGTGCATCTGAAGTTTGGAAGGTAGCGAGATTTCCAAAGTGATCCTCTATGACAAAATGGATCTCATCGCCTCTTGTGTGCATCGGGTCTGTGATTCCGATACAATGTAGATGCACACCCAACTCTGGGTGTGCGTAATATCCACCTATTTTAATATCTAGTGCGTTCTTCTCATCACGGAAGTCCGCTAGATTAACAACTTTTTTAGG